AGTCCGCGCATACGACCTAGACCTCGAAGTCCGGCGAACCGCGACCGAGCGGATCATCGCCGGGATCGTCGTCCCGTACAACGTCGAGCAACAAATAACGCGCTCCCTCACGGAGGTTTTCTTACCCGGAGCGTTCTCCGCCGTGACACGCGCCGCGCACCGCGTCAAGCTCCTAACCTCCCACGATGCGAGCCAACTCCCAATAGGCCGCGGCCAACTCCTCCGCGAAGAATCCCGCGGCCTCTACGGCGAGTTCTACGTCGGTAAATCGCAGCGCGGCGACGAACTCCTCGAAGCCGTATCCGAAGGGATTGTTGACCAGTTCTCGGTAGGTTTCGTACCGTTGAAAGATAACCGCCGGTCGAACGGCGTCGTTGAGCGTGTCCGCGCCCATCTCGCCGAAGTGTCCCTCGTGACGTTCGGAGCGTACGGCGAAAAAGCCGTAGTCGAAGCCGTCCGCGAAGTCTCAACGACCCCGAACCTTGACGCCGCCCACGAAATACTTAAAGGTTTTACGCGATGATTGGCCAACAGCACACGGTAACAACGACCCCGACTCTTATTATTGACGCCGACTCAGTAAACCGTACGGTCGTTTTACACGCCATCGGAAACGGCGTCGTATATTTAGGCGGAGTGAATGTCACAAGTTCAACCGGCTTTTACCTTGACAAAGCAGCCGGCCCGGTAGTGCTCCAAATCCCGCCCGCCGAGAAACTCTACGGAGTTGTCACAAGCGGAAGCGACGTCCTCTCTACACTCCTCCCTGATTCGTAATGCCCTGGCATATTGAAACCGATAACTCGGGATGCGACGGCTTCGCCGTAGTCAAAGACGGGACCGGCGAAATCGAAGGATGCCACCGAAACCGCGGCCAAGCTGAACGCCAAATGGCCGCCCTCTACGCCTCCGAACCCGAGGCCCGCGCCCCCAGCGAAATGGACGACCTTGAGGACGACCCGGAAGGCGAGCGCGAGCAGCGCATCGTTACCGATATTGACGGGACTATCGTCCTTGACGGAATCCGCCCCGTCCGGCGGATCATTGACGAAATAAACTCGGCCGGGATCACCGTCTACGTTCTCACCGGCCGACCCGAAAACCGCCGCGCCGAAACCGAACAACTCCTCGCCGACATTGGCCTTGTCTACGACGAGCTTTACATGGTCGGAAGCCAGCAAGCGAAACGAGCCAAAATCGCCGACCTTGCTTCTGAGTATGACATCGTTAGCGCTTACGAAAACGACCCCACGGCCCGCGACTACTACGAGACTTTCGGCGTCCCACTTGCAAGCCTTCGGCCCCGGAGCGCATACGTCGAAGAAATACTCGCGCAACTCCGCGCCAATCGCTAAAGTACGAATAGCGACACCCCGCCAGCTGACCAAGACACCCCGCGCCGCGGCACCTCTTCAAGCTAGGAACGGCACCCCGGAACCAACCCCGTCTCTACCTTTTGAGGAATCATGAACACTTTTCTTGCAAAACTCCAAGAGCAGCGCGGCTCCAAGACCTCGCTGATCGACTCGACCCTTACCCGCGCCGCGGAAGAAAACCGCGACATTACCGAAATCGAACTCGCCAACATTCAAGCCTTGAAGCTTGAAGTCGAGAAGCTCGACGAGCGAATCGGACAGATCGCCGAGATCGAGACTCGCAACATGGCAAACGCCGAAATCGCGGCCCGTCTTGAGACCGCGGCACCGGCCGAAACCCGCACCGGCGGCTACAAAGTCACTTCCGAGGAGTTGACCTACCACGCCCGCGGCGCTAACGACTTCTTGAGCGACGCTATCGCCGCCGAGTTCGCCGGCTCGTACGAGGCCCGCGAGCGTATCGCCCGCTACCAAAACGAGGTCCGCTTGGAGAAGCGCGACTCCGGCTCTAGCAACTTCGCCGGTCTCGTCGTCCCGCAGTACCTCGTTGACCAGTTCGCGACACTTCGCCGCGCCGGTCGCCCGGTCCTTGACATTTCGACGAACTCGGCGCTCCCCGCGTCCGGTATGACGGTCAACATTGGCCGTCTGACGACCGGCGTCACGAGCTACGTGCAGGCTTCGGAGAACACCGCCCCAACCGAATCGAACCCGGACGATACCCTTTTGACGATCAACGTTAATACGGTCGCTTCCATGTTCGACATCTCGAAGCAGGCGATCCTTCGCGGTACCGGCGTCGAAACTCAGCTCCTCGGCGACGCGATCCGCTCCTACCAGTCCAAGCTTGACGAGCTCGCCGTCAACGGCTCCGGAGGAAGCGGCCAGCACCGCGGCATTCTGAACACTTCGGGCATTAACGCGGTTACATATACCGACGCTTCCCCGACTTGGGCAGAGTTCTTCCCGAAGCTCGTCGAAGCGATCCAAGCCATCTCTAGCAACTTCTACGGCGGAGCGACCCATATCGTCGCCCACCCGTCGCTTATCGGTTGCTGGCTCCGCGCCCTCGACTCGACCAATCGCCCGTTGTTCAACGCAACAGCCGGAAACCCATTCAACGCACCCGGCACCTACGACCGGCCCGCGTACGACATGGGCGGCTTGCAGATCCTCGGTATCCCGGTCGTCGCAGACGCCAACGTCCCGACGAACCTCGGCACCGGAACCAACGAGACCGCCGTCATCGTCGGCGACTTCCGCGAAAGCTACATTTGGGAGGACAACGCAGGAGCGCCCCTGTACGTCCGCTTCGAGCAGCCCGACGGAAACATCGCCATTCGGACCGTGGTCTTCGGCTTCTCGGCATACACCGCCGGCAAGTACCCCACCGCGTTCTCGGCGATCACCGGAACCGGCCTCATCACCTCGACTTGGGCCTAGCCCAAGTCTCCTAAGCCGGTCGGCCTTTGCAGAAAGGCCGACCCGCTAAAGGTCTTATGTTGAACGACGCGATTATCGCCGCCCTAAAAGCAGAGCTAGAAGGCTACGTCCGACGCGGACTCCACCACCGCGCCGACCAAGTAATCGCCCAACTCGCCGCCCTCGGGTGCTCGGACATCCTTTCGACACGGCCGTCCGGGACTCTGCCACCCGAGGGAGGCACCCCCAAGCCGGCCGCTAAAAAAGCGCCAAAAGTAAAAGTCACCGTCGAAGCTGACCCGGCCGACATCTCCGAAACCGTAATGTCAACACTCAAGAAAGCCCGGAAAAAGTGACAATTACAAACGGCTACGTCACTCTGAACGAGGCGAAGGCTTATCTCGATATCCCGCTCGCCGACTCCACCGAAAACGACCTTCTAGAGCAGATCGTCGAAGCCGCTTCCCGTTCGATCGACCGGATCGCCGGCCGCCGCTTCTACCTTGACGCCGCCGCGTCCGCCCGCTTCTACCGGACCCGCGACGCCTACTCCCTCATGGTCGACGACATAGGCTCCACAACCGACCTAGCCGTCGCCCTTGACACCTCCGGCGGAGGCACCTACTCAACCGCCGCCGTATATAACACCGACTTCATAGTCGAACCGTTGAACGCCGCGGCCTCCGGCCGCCCTTGGACTTTGCTGACAATGGTCGGACAATACCTTTTCCCGTACCCGTTGAACTACCGCCCCGGGGTCCGTGTTACCGCCCGCTGGGGATGGCCAACCGTCCCCGACGACATCGTAGAAGCGACCCTCATCCTGACCGCCGACCTCTACAAACGTAAGAGCTCCGTCGGTGGCGTACTCGGCCTCTCCGAACTCGGAGCAATCCGTATGAGTCCTCTTGGCCGGGACATTTCCGCGATGGTCCGCGCATACCGCCGCGAGGTACTCGGTTGAGCGCCAACATTTCGACGCTCCGCACAAACGCCGCCACACTTCTTGACACCATCCCGGCGCTCCGCAAAATCTACGACTACATCCCGGACACCGCCCCGCCGACGCCTTGCGCGATAGTAGGAAACGTAACCGTCGACTTCGACGACGCGATGCAACGCGGCCTCGACGCCTACGAGTTCGACGTTCTCGCCGTTGTGTCACGGATGAGCGAACGATCCGGACAAGACGAACTCGACGCCCTTCTTGCTGGCACCGGGGCCGGCTCAATCAAAACCGCGTTAGAAGCCGGGACACCGACCCGGACGTTAAACGGCGCGGTATCAACGCTGAGAGTCACCCGCGCCACCCCCATTAGCGTTACGATGGGTGGCGTAGAGTTTTTCGCCTACCGCTACGAGGTTTCCGCATATGCCTAACTACAAAGTCGTTTCCGAGAACGTCACCGGGAAAAAGCCCGGAGACTCGATCAGCGAACAAGAACTCGAAGGGTGCAACATTCCAGCACTCTTGGAGGCCGGCCACATCGTCGGCGAAAACCAATCCACCAAGGCCGAAAAGGAGTAACCCGTGGCCGTATTTGTTCTAACCGACGCAACCGTAACTATTAACTCCGTAGCGTTGACGGAGTTCGTTACGTCGATCACCCTCAACTACGAAAAGGAACAAGTCGAGGTGACCGCGATGTCAAACGCTGGCCGTATCTATACGGGCGGCCTCCAAAACAACTCGGTCGACATCACCTTTAACCAAGACTTCGCCGCGACGAAAGTCGCCGCGACCCTTGACGCCCTCGTCGGCACAACGACCACGGTCGTTATCAAGCCCACTTCGGCCGCGGTAAGCGCTACGAACCCGAGCTACACCATCTCAAACGCCTACCTCGGAGCAACCCAGCCGGTCTCCGGAACCGTCGGCGATCTTGCGACGTTGAGCGTCACGCTCACCGGCGGAACCTTGGTCAAAGCCGTCGCATAGCCCATGCTTCTAGTGACCGTCCAGCAGAGGGACGGCCGCGAGGGAACATTCCCCGTATGGCCGGCCGTGGAGTACGCCTTCGAGGTTGACACCGACACCCCGAAAAGCATTACCGAACTATGGGCCGACGACGCCCCTAAGTCATGGCATTACAAACTCGCCTATTACGCGGCCCTCAAAAACCGCGCCGTACAGATCGGCGAGACGTTCGACAAGTGGCTAGAAACCGTGACGTCGATCCGCTACTCCCGAGGCGACGACGCGGGAAACCCTACTCCGGAGGCCCCGCCTCCGAACTCATAGCGTTAATGGCATTAAAGACAGGAATCGCACCTATGCAGCTCCTCGACACCCCGCCGGAAATCTTCGCCTATATGGTCCGTTACACCCTCGGAAAAGCCGCCGACCCGGTTTCCGATTGGGAACGCCTTAACCAAGAGATCCTCTAATGGCTACCGGGACATTTGGCTACCGGGTGGAATCCGGCCGCGGCGGAAAAATCCAAATCGACGGCCTTAAAGAGACACAAAAAGCACTCCGCGATATGTCCGACGACCTAAAAACCAAAATGAAAGAAACCCACCGGCAGGCGGCCGAGGTCATCGTCGAGGGATCTAAGCGTTACGTACCGTTTCGTACTGGCAAACTCGCCTCGTCTATTCGTGCCGCGGCCACAATGACAAGCGGCAAGGTCCGAGTCGGGTCCGCGTCCGTGCCATACGCCGGCCCGATTCACTTCGGTTGGCCCGCCCGCAGTATCAAGCCCCAACCATTCATATATGACGCGATGGACGTCCGCCGTCAAGACGTTTTAGAAATCTACGCGGCGCGTATTACGGGACTTATTGACCATTACAACCTTGACCAGCGGAAAATACCGTCCTCAAGGACGCGCGACCCGGGAGCGAGCATTGGCGGCTCGTGGGAAATCGCGTCTACGTTGCGGGACGCCGCCGGGAATGTCACCGGAGGTGTCTACATGGACAAAGCCGGGAACACCAAAACGGTAAGGTTTTAGATATGGCCCGCGCTAAAGCAATTTCTATTACGGTCACCGGAAACACGGCACCGCTTCGGAAGTCGCTACGCGAAGCCGACAAAGAGCTTTCCGCGTTCGGTAAAGCCCAAGCCCAATGGGCGCAGGCTTCCGCGCTTGCCTACGGAGTCCTAGGATCCGCTATCGGCCAGTTCGCCGCCGACTCCGTACGCGCCGCAATCGACGACCAAAAAGGTCAAGCGCTCCTCGCCGACCAACTCCAAAAGACCGTAGGAGCGAACGAAGCCGCGGTAAAAAGCGCCGAGTCGTATATCGAAACTCTCATGCTTTCCTCGAACGTCGCGGACGACGAACTCCGGCCGGCGCTCGCTCAGCTTGTGCGCGTAACCGGAGACCTCGGTAAAGCTCAAAGGCTCCTCGGGGTCGCCGTCGACGTCTCCGCCGGCTCCGGGAAAGAGCTCTCCGCCGTCGTTTCCGCGTTGAGTAAGGCGGCAGACGGTCAGACTTCAGCACTTCGACGCCTCGGCGCTGGCCTTTCAAGCGCCGCGCTCAACTCCGGCGACCTCGACGTAGTGCTCGCCGAACTCAATACCAAGTTCGGAGGAGCGTCCGCCGCCGCAGTAAACACAACCGCCGGA